CAGTTTGCAAACGACAGTGACGTAGTTATCAACAGCGACGATGGTTCTGGCAGTACAGCAAATTACTTCAGAGCCGACGGATCTACTGGTGACGCAATTCTTTATCACTACGGCTCTGAAAAGATAAAGACTCAATCTGGTGGCGTAGACGTTACAGGTAACATCACTGTCTCTGGCACTGTAGATGGCCGTGACGTAGCCGCTGATGGAGCTACTGCTGATGCGGCACTGCCTAAAGCTGGCGGGACAATGACAGGAAATTTGTTATTAGGAGATTCCGTTATAATTAAACTTGGAGATAGTCAAGATCTTCAGCTTTTTCACAATGGAACCAACAGTCAAATAAATACCAGTACGGGAAACCTAGTATTTCAGAGTTTAGAAAACGATAAAGATGTAGTTATCAACAGCGACGATGGTTCTGGTAGTACAGCAAATTATTTCAGAGCAGACGGCTCTACTGGTGATGCAATCCTCTACCATTACGGAACAGAAAAGTTAAAGACTCAATCTGGTGGTGTAGACGTTACAGGTAATATTTTAGCTACAGGCAACCTAGGGATTGGTACTACAAATCCTTTATCTGACATTCATATTGCCAAGTCTTCCCCACTTATACGATTTCAAGACACTGACAATGATGCGGTTGGTCAAGTTGTGTATAACACTGCGTCTGGTGGCCTACTATTACGAAGTGACACTACTCAAGCTACAGGTGCTTCTGGCAGTAACATCATACTTGAAACAGATGGCTCAGAAGCCGCCCGTATCGACTCATCAGGAAACCTTCTGGTTGGTAAGACTTCTGCGGATAGCGCAACAGTAGGTCAAGAATTAAAATCAACTGGCGTTGCTATTTTTACCCAAAGTGCTAATCCACCTATTATTACAAACCGCCTAAGCTCTGATGGCGAAATAGTTAATTTACGCAAAGACGGCACAACCATAGGGTCTATTGGTGTAGCTAACTCTGACAACCTTTTCTTATCAGGCGACGCAAATCACTCTGGATTGAGTATGGGAAGCAGTGGAGTGCTTGCCTACGCAAACGGAAATTATACAGACGGAACTGAAGATTTAGGTCAATCAAGTGTTCGTTGGCGGCATCTATACCTCTCGGGTGATATAACTGGTAGAGATGTTACTTTAACTGGCTCTGTAACTTCTAATATAGATATCAACGCTCAGACAGGGACAACCTACACAACAGTCCTAACAGATCGTTCCAAGTTAGTCACACTGGACAACGCTTCTGCCATCACTGTAACAATTCCACCAAACTCATCTGTAGCGTACCCAACAGGTACTAAGATTGATTTACTTGCCAAGGGAGCAGGACAGGTCACAGTAGCCGCAGGATCAGGCGTAACAGTTAACAGCGCACAGTCATTGAAGTTAAGAGCGCAATGGTCAGCCGCAAGTGCAATTAAACTTGCAACAGATACGTGGGTTCTAGTTGGAGATTTACAGGCGATCTGATGTTTTCAATTATAGCGTCACAACTCAGGGTACCGGACATTGATAAGTTAAATCACATTTACGGTACTCACATTGGTATTTTTTCCCGGACGGGAGAAACCAATCCTGCTGGATTGTACTTTCGAGATGATGGTAAAAAGTTTTATGTTGCCGGGTACACGCTAGATAAAGTCGCAGAATTTGATTTATATAATCCGTTTGATTTATCGAATATAACACTTAAGAACACATTTTCAGTTAATGCACAAGAAGGAGTTCCACTCGGGGTTTTCTTTAAAGATGACGGCACAAAAATGTACGTCATCGGAAATAGTAGTGATCGTGTCAGAGAATACGACTTAAGCACTGCATGGGATATATCGACAGCGTCATACAATGGAGTAAATTTCAATACCAGATCAAATGATGGAAACCCCCAAGATATTTTTTTCAAACCTGACGGAACTCGTTTTTACATCGTAGGAAACACCAATGATAAGGTGTATGAATACGCTTTAAGTTCTGCGTGGGATATATCAACAGCGTCATTGACTCAAAGTTTTGATATTAGTAGTCAAGAAACGTTTCCTTCTGGAATTGCTTTTAAAACAGACGGAACAATAATGTACATCTGCGGAAAAGAAGTTGATGAGATTAACCAGTACAGTTTGAGCACCGCATGGGATGTTTCGACTGCGTCGTTTACTAATAATGTTGCAGTAGACACCTTTGACGGTAACCCAGAAGCTATAGTATTTAAATCGGACGGATCAGTGATGTATCTTCTGGGACGATCAAAAGACTCAATTCAAGCCTTTGATCTTTCAACTCCTTGGGACACTTCAACACTGTCATATCAATTTCCAAGCAAAGATTATTTAGATGTTTCGTCAGTTCAGAATACTCCACTTGGCCTTACCTTTAAGCCAGATGGTACGGAAATGTATGTTATCGGAAGCCAAGGTGACCGAGTTAACCAGTACACATTAAGTACCCCTTGGGACATTACAAGCGGCGGTACACCTGCGCAAAAACACTTGCCAGACAGTAATTTTCCTAGTGGTATTGCATTTAAACCGGACGGGACAAAGATGTTTGTAACTGACCCCACTAATACCGACGAAGACGTTGATGAGTACGCTCTTAGTACCCCGTGGGACATTACAACTGCGAGCTATTCACAGAGTTTGTCAGTGGTGTCTCAAGATGGCGGTATGCAAGATGTACAATTCAAACCAGATGGGGCAAAAATGTTTTTGGTTGGTCAGAATAACGATTCTGTATATGAATATGCTTTAAGCACCGCATGGGATATTTCTACCGCATCGTTTACAACGTCATTTAGTGTTGCGTCTCAAGAAGGTACTCCAAAGGGTCTTGTTATTGAAGAGTCTGGATTGAAGTTTTACATTATAGGAACTTCTACCGATAGACTCCATGAGTATGCCATGAGTACTGCATGGGACTTATCGACAGCATCGTTTACCAAGACCCCCGAAAAAATTAAAGCGATGCAGTTATACGAATTAAATCCCCAAGGAATATATTTAAAGCCCGACAAAACAAAAATGTGGATGACAGGTAATTTTTATGATGCTGTTAATGGATTTAGTCTAATTTAAGGGTAGAACGGCATGAGCTTCGGCGTATCAGCATTTTCTGAAGCACCATTTTCTTCTTTTGCGAATGTTGTACAAACGGCGTCTGCTACAGTAACTGCAACGGCAACTGTTGCATCTACCGCCGCTGTAGCTATATCAAATGTTTCTTCAACATCGTCCGGAACCTCAACTGGTGCTTCCACAGCAGTAGGTGTTGCAACCGGCGCAATATCGATTTCTGGAAGTTCTGTTTCTGGACCATCGACAGCTAGAGAGATTATAAGTGCAGGGGCCACTGTCTCGGCTGTTGCAATCACAACAGGTACCGCGACTAGACGGTTACTTGCAGGCGCAACAATAACAGGGCTAGCGTCAACAAGCGGGTTTGGTTTACGGAATGAATTCTTTGACCCGGCGAAAGTCAACGCACGTAGAATTGTACACATACCCCAAGAGTTAGCACGACTTGTAGAAGTTCCAGCAGATACATCTCTCAGAATAATTTACATTCCACAGGCACAAAGTAGAGTAGTTTACGTAGAAAAGAGTCCTTCTCGAGTTATTTCAATTCCACAGGGCTTAGAACGAATTGTAAGGGTAGCGGCATAAGATGGCATTTAAATTTCCAGATAAAGATCCAGATGAAAAACTGGACTATACAGTAGATTGGTCACGGTTTTTAGCCACGGGGGAGTCTATTGATACGAGCGGCTCGTTATGGAAAATACAAAAAGCTGATGGCTCATTTGTAGAGTTTGAACCTGATAAAAGTTTTGAGGGGGATGCAGTCATTAACAAAGACTCGAGCACTTTAAATGGCCTTACCATGTTAAGTGAAAGCTACACTACAGATCGAGCAACTATTATTCTATCAAAAGGTATCGCAAATACGTCATATCGTCTGCTATGTCAAATAAGAATTACTGATGGCACTGATGCCGCTAATGACAGGCTTGTTACGAACAGAGAAATTAATTTGCGAGTAAGGGAGCGTTCATAATGGCTTACGATTTTATCGGACTCTCTAACGACGTTGCAGGACGCCTAAATGAGGTACAAATAACTAGCGCAAACTTTGCTACAGTTACTGGGGTTAGCCAGAGCATTAAAGAAGCGGTTAACTCTGCTATCCGGCACATCAACCAACAGCACTTTAGCTGGCCATTTAACCACAACCTCGAGGAAGATATTCTTTCCGCCGGTGTCTCGCGGTACTCTCTTGCAGACAATATTAAGTACGTTGACTTCGCCTCGTTTCGCGTAAAAAGAAATACAACTCTCAATGTTGGGCAAGGAAGAGTTTTAACACAACTGAGTTACTCAGAGTACCTAGCGAATTACATCGATCAAGAATACGAAACGGACAGTTCTAAAGGTGGGGTACCCCGTCAGGTAGTACGAACACCGGATTTTCAGTATATTATCGTACCGATGCCCGACAAAGCCTACACAATACAATATGAGCAGTACATGGACCCTGTTGACTTAATTAACGCAACAGATGTTCCCACCATTCCGGAACGGTTTCGCCACGTAATTATTGATGGTGCTATGTACTACGCTTACATGTTCCGTGACAATATAGAAATGGCGGGCATGTCACAAAACAAATTTGAAAACGGTATAAAACAAATGCGTACAATTCTCACGAATGAGTACGCCTACTTTAGGGGCGCATAGATGCCTGATCGTTTACAGACTTACCCTCTCGAGTTTCAAGGCGGTTTAATATCCAATGTCAGTCAGCTACAACACGGTATGCAAGCACCGGGTAGCGCGACAATTTTAACAAACTTTGAACCATCGATTGATGGTGGCTACCGAAGAATTGAAGGATTTACTAAGTTTGCTGATAACGCTGTTACGGGCAGTGGAGCAATACGGGGCGTATTTTATTTTTCGGGTGC